CTACTGATAACGTTTTCTACCGAGTTCGCCATTGCTTCGGAATTACCGAACTCGACTGGCGCGCGACCTATGCCGGGGGCCTGGTTAGTTAACGCTAGTTGCAGGGTGGGGGTTTTCTCCTTTACCCCCACCCTGGCTAGATACGGAGGTTAATATGCACTCGAACGACCCTAGTATAATGGGCAACCTGTTCGGACAAACTGGCAAGGGCATTGATAGACTGGGCCAAAACGGATCCGTGACCTTCGCCGGTGCCGATGATGGAGACATCTACTATAACGGTGCGGCCGTGCCAATTATGCCGATTCAGGTAGCGGCAGCAGCCATCGAGTTGATTTCCGATAGTGCTGAGGATGATGTCGGCGGCACCGGCGCCCTAACAGTCCAGGTGTGGGGCCTTGACGGAGATTATAACCCGGTATACGAGACGCTTACCATGACTGGAGTGGCTGCCGTAGTGGGCACTCAGCTATTCCTGAGAACACTGGAACTCAGAGTGATGACTGCTGGCACTCACGAGACTAATGTTGGCAATATCGATTGTCAGGCCGTAGGTGCTGGGCAGGTTTGGGACAGGATAGTTGCCGATGAAGGCTTGAACCAGCATTCACTAATAACGGTGCCGGCGGGGAAGACATTCTGGGCGGTTGATTTTGACTTCAGCTCGAACGCGCTTGTGTCTCAGACATTCCAGGTTATGAAGCGTCCTTACGGTGGAGCTTGGCTGGTGGTAGCGAAACGATACACCTACTTTGGTGGTTCGGTTGGGCACAACTCGCCTATGCAAGTACCTTCGCGATATCCAGAGAAGTGTGACATCAAAATGAACGCTACTGTAGGTGGAGCCGCGAGCATAAGCAGTCACATGCACGGGTTTCTGACCGATAATTGAGGAGGATATAGATTGCCTGATCCGAGGATTTGGCCGATACCCACCGCAGTCAACGGCTTTGTGGTGGTGGCTGCTGTGTCAACACTGGTGTTGGCTGCTGACGCTAACAGGGTGGACGCTGAACTGGTGAATGACGGAGACAACACTATCTACCTATCCCGTGGGATTCCGGCGGTTATCGGGTCTGGGATGAGGCTGAACGCCAGAGGTGGGAGCTATCGGATCGGGACAAACAACCTGTATCTGGGGGCGATCTACGGCATAGCGGAAGACGATACGAACCTGACAATATCGGAGGGTGTCAAACCATGAGCGGCGGCGAAGGCGTTAGGAATCCCGCAGACCTCCAGCCTGTGCTGGACATACTGGGCGATTTCGCCACGACCCTGGCGGATGCTATCACTGAGATAGCGGAGGACATGGAGACAATCAGCGCCATTGTCAACGCATTGCCCACACTGGCGGAGACTGGCGGAACGGTCACAACGGATGGCACTGAACAAAACGTCTATGTTAATAACGTACCGTTGGGAGTATTTGAGCCCCGGTGCGTGAAGATCGACTGTAGCAACCAGACAGCAGGGGAGACCATCGTTATCAGGACATACTACCAAATAGCGGCAGGAGTGCCTGCGCCTATCCTACAGGACACACTGACGTTCGTAGGGCTAATATCCCCTGAACTAATCAACATTGACCTGGGACCTAACAGGTTTGGGGTGTGGGTGACAATAGAGAGGACTGCTGGAGTTGCCCGGGCTTACCCCTGGGAGGCGTTCTACGAAATCTAATGACACACGCATTTTACGATAGCCTGAGCTACAACGAGGACATAGAGCTAGACTTGTCCATGTTGGAGGCTACTGGAATGATCACCCATGACGAGTCTCGGAATCACATCATGGCAACGATTCACGCGACGGTGGGAACACCTGTCTGGCAGGCATTAGCATCGGGGAATTATGGCCTGTCGCTAAATCCGGCATATCCCATATCAGATATGCGCCAATACCTTGACGCTCCGGCGGCTGCAACAGGGGCGCTGGACTTTACCAATGGCGATTATAGCCTCGCTATGTGGTTCAATTGGATTGACACCAGCTACTCTCAGATATTGATGGGTAAATACGCCGTGGATATACGAGGGTGGGAAGCCTATATTACAAGGGTAGTATTGGGGGATTTGATGACCGTGCGGCATCACCACGGCGGAACGAGATCGGGGACCTATTCCGCAGGCTGGAATCAGTCCCAATGGCAGCTATTCGGGTACAGCAGAACAGGAGCCACAGCGCAGCACTACCGGAACGGGCAGCCTATCACAACGATAGGGGCGTTACAGGACCCAGCGTCCAGTGCCGCGAGCGACCTGATTATCGGTAGGCGATTCACAGGAAACCAGAATTGGTTCAAGGCCCGCTTCCACAGGCCGAGGGCATGGTCCCGCGCGGTGACTGCCAGTGAGCACCGGATATTATGGGAGCTTGAAAGGGGTTGGTTCGGGTTATGATTGATTTAATTGGCACTCTTAGGCGGTTGACAGCTAGTGTCCTGGGGGTAGCGGCTGATACCACCACAATAGCCGTTGATGTGGCTGGTCTGGACGGTGATGCAATGAGGGGGACGGACGACGCCACCCTACAGGCGACCTGGACTGATGCGATGGCCACGGCGCTAGCTAACTACACGGCAGCCCGAGCGGTTTATCTTGATGAGTTAGCAGCGGCGAATATCCCAAGCGACGTAGACGACTTGCTGGCTAACCTCGCAGCAGTAGCCCATCATGAACACGCGCGGAGCCGAGTCTACCCACAGGATACACAGAATACTATAACCTTGGTCTGTAGCAACGCGGCCCCGGACACATGGGGGGTATGGACCGAAATCGTGCCAATCAATACTATCGCGTTCTGTTATGCGCCGGTGGGCATTATGATAGAGGAGACCACGGCAGGAGCGACCTACTGCATCCAGTTGGGGTACAGCATATTAGACGGCTCAGACCCGACCGTGGCGCAGATTATGGGCGAACGGCGTACAAGGTTGATTGGTACACCTATCAAGACTACGCACGAGAAACTGAACTACTGGAGTTTTGATGCTCCGGCTAACGCGAAGCTCTGGGGGCGGGTTAAGTCGTCCACGGGCAATGCTGATGAGGTAGATATTAGCGTCGTCATAATACGGCATAGTGAGATAACTAATCCAATCGTGCCGCTCGCGACGTGGCCGTGGGCATAAGGAGGAGCATGGCAGAGAAGCATGACGAAATGGGATTCAGAGACAAGGCGCACATCGTCCTGCGCGGGCCGGACGGCCAGATAAAGGACGAAAGGAATATACAGGAGGTAACAGACAATGAGCAAAGCAAGGACTAACATGGGATTCAGGAACCGACAAGGGTTGAAGGGCGTCGCTCACGTCCAACTATTCGGCCCCGATGGGCTACTCAAAGAGGAACGGATAATCGAGAACACCATCACCGAACTGATGGACGCCCAGGTCGCCGACCAGATGTCTGACGCGACCGATGCTGCCATTGGGTATATGGCTGTGGGCACTGGTTCGGGCCAGACATCGGCTAGCACGGGTATGGCAACCACCCTCGACAGAAACGCGTTGGACTCTACCACCCAGGGAGCGGCAGGGGCCGACAACGATGTGGTCTATGTCTGCACCTGGGCGGCAGGGGACGGTACTGGCGCAATCACTGAGGCCGGAATTATGAGGCTTGACGACGATGCCAGCTTGATGACCTACGCGGACTTCGCCGTGATAAACAAGGGGGCGGCGGACTCAGCGGTGATTACGTGGACCGTAACTTTTGGGAGTTCCTAATCACTAGGACAATGACCTTTGGGAGGGCGTATGGATGATTGCGTCGGCGCGAGCTAATAGATACTTTCGGGGGGCCAAACGAATTCACTAGCCTGGTTCCCCAGTATTGAAAGAGGAGTCATGGATTATGACGACGTTTCTGAAAGTAGCAAACAGGGCCTTCTCATCACTAAATGGCGGCATCAGCGATGCTGATTTGTCGTTAACCGTAGCAGTAGGAGAAGGGGCGCTATTCCCTTCGACCTATCCTTTCCATGTCACGATAGAGGACGAGATACTTAGCTGCACCAACAGGGTCGCAGACGTCCTCACGGTGACGAGGGAGGCAGAGGGCACGACTGCTGCCGCGCACGCTGATGGTAAGAGGGTGTCGCTTAATATCACAGCGGAGATTATATCTCAGTGTCAAGACCATGAGGCGTTGACCACTGGTGTGCATGGGGTAGGTGCACGCCACGTTGCGGAGACATCAACTGCGGACCTGGACCTCGCTGCTCATAAAACCCGCCATGAGGACGGCGGAGCGGATGAGATTAGCTTGACTGGGCTTGCAGGCTATCCGCTCGATGCTGTCTCGATTAAGAAGATGTACTGGCTAGAACCTTGGAAGAGTATCGATGGCTGGACGGAATCACATGATGGAGGCACTTTTACGCCTGCTATGGGACGGTCTATCCTTTCAAGTTCTGCTGTTATCAATAAACGGGGAACTATCTATACCACCTCGGCACTAGTATTTTACTACCCGAATTACAATGGTCTCAGGGTTGTGTGGCCCGTGCAGGCAAGTGGTAGTCTGTTGGTAAGTGAGATTCGGATGTACCTAGTAGCTGCTGGTGAGGCTGTCGCGCCTCTTGTTGATACCGATGCTCATGGAGGGTTTAAGATAATTAACGGCGCTATATACTCCTCGCATTGCGACGGCACGAACGCCGAAGTTGCCACCGACCTTAGTTATGATATGTCGGCGCATGCGGCTAACCGAGTGCTGGAAATGCGAGGCACTGGCACAAGTATTCAGTTCTATCTTCACAGCGTATTGGCAGCAACCCATGACACTAACCTACCTACTGGATATTCATACCGCGCCGTGTTTGAGATTACCAACCAGGAGGCAGTAGCCAAAGCCCTCTACGTCTACACCCTCTACAATCACATAAACTGATAGGAGATATTATGTTTTACACATGGTTAGAAAGTGAAGTCACACCTCAGTTAATAGAATCACTCACAGGGAAAAAGATTAAATCGTTAACCAAGGGGGGCATTGAGACAGAGGAGACGTACGAGTACATTGACCCCGATGGCGGTATCACCGAACTACCTATAATCAAGAAGGGAATCCGCATCGAGTTTGACAGTCCACCTAGCGATGACAATATCAAGAAACTGGATGCCAAGTTCCTGGGGCTTAAAAGGGACGGTGGCAAGACCCTGGCGGATGAGATAGACGATCTCAAAGCCAGGACGGATGCCCTGGAAGCCAGCAGCATAGGGGCTTAATAGGAGTGATGATTGTTCGATAACCCGTATTTCGACGAAACGTACTTTGACGATTCTGCGGTGGCCCTATACCTATCATTCAGGGACACCGTAGCAGTCACCGATGCTCATGTTAGTGCGGTAGACTGGATTCGGGCGCATGGGGACACCGTCGCTATCGCTGATGCTATTTCGAAGGAACCAGGTAAGATACTCGCCGAGGCTGCCTTGGCTATTGCCGATACCCTGGACAAGAAGGACATCGGATTAGGAGAGGCTGATACTCTGGCTATTGCCGATTCCCACGCCAGCGTTGTGGAGTTTGTGCGTGCTGAGGCCGACACTCTGGCAATCGCAGACGCTCCGGCACTGACCTTCGACAAGATTTTAGCAGACACGCTAGCTATGCGGGAATCTGTGGGTGGTTGGGCTAAATCTTTGACTATCACGATTGACCACACCGAGGTAGACGACACCCTGACCGACTTTGCTGCGATGATATACCTGAGCGCGTCATCGGGGCGGACCAGTGCAGACGTATCCTGCGTGTTTGACGAATTACAGTCTGACGCGAACCGCAAGAAGATCGCAGTTAAAGTCAATGGGGCCGAGTGCTATGTCGAGATAAAGCAGTGGGACGACGCCAACGAAAAGGCATGGTTGCACGTAAAGGTGCCGTCGGCTAGTTCGTCGGTGGACACAGTGTTAACCTTATTTTATGACAGGAGCCACGCGGATAACGATACCTACGTGGGGGACACTAACAGCACGCCTGCGGAGAATGTGTGGGATGAGCACTACAAGGCGGTCTACCACATGGCAGACGGGGTAGATAACGCCCATATCTACGACTCGACCAGTAACAACAACGACGGCACGAAGAAGGGGGCGAACGAGCCTAACCAGGTAGCAGGAATGGTTGGGTATGCGCAGGACTTCGATTCAGGTGATGATAAAATCACACTTACATCCCCCATTGTATTAGCAGACGATACTGAGTGGACAGTTGAAATCTTATGCAATCCCAATGCACAGGGTGCAGGTTTAGGTCTGTATGGGAATGGTAATGCTCCAGGACTTTACACAAGATCGTTCTACCATTACGCTCCTGACCTGCAAGTTCGTAATGATGCTAACGACACTGTTGACTGGGCTTTTTCTTATCCAACAATATATCACCACCTGGCAATTATTTGCGATGGAACAAATGTTGACAATCTTGACTTATTGGTAAATGGAGCATCCCAAGGGCTAAGAACTCTAGCAGATTCATCGCAAACGATAGCGATTCTCGGCAATACACTCGGTGGGGTTAGTGCCTTTGATGGCCCCATAGGCGGATTCCGCATCTCCTCCATAGTCCGCCCCCCAGCCCACGCCAAGGCAACCAAGGAGAGCCTCTGGGACAACCTGGTTACGTTCGGCTCTGAGGAGTTGCTAGGCGCGGCCAAGAACGTCGGGGTTAACAAGGCTGATACATTAGCGCTTGCCGACACCTTAGACAAAAAGGACATCGGTATAGCCGAGGCCGACACCTTGACTATATCTGATGCTCATGCCGTCGTTGTTGGCTTTGTGCGTGCCTATGCTGACACCCTGGCCATCTCCGACACCCTAGATAAAAAGGACCTTGGCATTGCCAAAGCCGACACCTTCGCCCTAGCTGACACCCTAGATAGCAAGGATGTGGGGGTTGCCGAGGCGGATACCTTGGCGATAGCCGACGCCATTTCCAAGGAGCCAGGAAAGATACTGGCTGATACTTTGGCTATAACCGATGCCATTTCCAAGGAGCCAGGTCTAGGAGAATCCGACACCCTTGGGATCGCTGATACGTTCTCCAGGACCGTTGACTGGGTCCGTGCTTATGCAGACACCATGGCAATCGCTGATGCCCTGGCCAAATCGATAGGCAAGCCAGAAGCGGACACTCTAGCGATAGCAGACGCCCTTTCCAAAGCCATAGGAATCATTGAGGTGGAGACTATGGCGATTGCCGATGCCCTAGTGAAAGAGGTCGGGCTTGGGCAGTCGGATACCTTGGCCATTTCCGACACCCTGGACAAGAAGGACATCGGGAAGGCATTAGCGGATGCCATAGCAATAGTTGACTCTATTGTTATCACAGGCTCCTACGCAAGGCCAGGGATACCTGTGGCTGCCTATCTGCTGCAAAGGGCAATCAACACCTATCTGTTCCAAAGGTCAATTAACGCCAAGTCGAGGAGGGAGTTCTAATGGCTCATACTGAGAATGTATATATCCCCAAAGGTGACTACGGCTACAATATAGCGTTCACTCTATACGATGCGAGTGGTGACGTTTTCAACCCTACGGGATACGCCGTGGCATTGAAAGTCTGGACGTATGACGTCCCCTCGACGTTACTACTGACAGGGGTGGGAGGCATAACAGATGCGGCGAATGGGAAAGTATACTATACTATAGCTAGCGGCGATTTTGATACTGAGGGCGTTTTCGTGGGCGAGATAGAATTGACTAAGGCAGGTGCGGTAGAGAGTTTTAGAACCCATGTGATTCACGTCACCGAGAGCGGCTAGGAGGATATATGGCGTTCACGTACGATTTGACGACAGACATCGGGAAGGCCCGGCTGCTGATTAGCGATAAGGTTAATAGCCCAACTTCTAATGCTCAGTTCACGGACGCGGAACTAACGGCGTTCTTGACTATGGCCTCCGACGTGGTAAAGTTGGCGGCTGTCTATGCCCTGGAGAGTTGGGCGGCTGCGTTATCAGACCAGACCGACTCAGAAAAGATCGGGGATTATTCTTATACTCGCAAATTGGCAGCTAATAAGCTGGCCCTGGCGGACAAGTACCGCGCGGAGGTGGAGGCGGCTGACAACGTTCCTGTGCTGGAATGGGCAGAGATGGACCTCGCGGAGGGTAGCGGTATCACAGCGGAGGAGGATTGATGTTTGCGGATCTACTGATAAACACTGCAATCATCCTAGAGGACAGTGGCGCAGTCGTTGACGCTTATGGCACTGTGACGCCTAGCTGGACTGCTGCGCTAGTTGATATTCCGTGCCGGTTGACGGCAAACACGGGGGCCGGAGGCATGGGACGTGAAGTGATGATAGGAGCTGAGGTTGTGATAGCGAATTATAAGCTATTCCTGGAAGACATTGAGGTCACAGAACAGAACAGGGTCAGGATCGACGATGTAGATTATGAAGTGCTGATGGTATCCCGTGTGCAAAACGGCTCGGTGAACCATCACAACGAATGCCTGTTGCGAGTGGTGAGATGAACATAAAAGTCAACACTAGGCTGAACATCAAGAGCAAGGAAGCTCAGGACACCATGGGGAAGGCAGTTAGCGGGGCCCTTGTGGAGGTAGTGACGTTAATAGCTCAAGAAGCCATCCATGAGAGCCCGAAGCGATGGGGAACAAACATGCGCTCGATAGCGTACGAGGCGGAGGGCAAGGGGACCGGCAAGGACCTGTCTACGAAAAAGGGCCAAGCGGCTGTTTACAGTACCTCCGGGTATGGGGGCTATCTTGAAACGGGCACATACAAGATGGCAGCTAGACCGTATTTTAAGCCCGCATTAGATCATCATATAGGGAAACTGCCCGGTGCTGTGGAGGCGAGGTTGAAATGAACGAAGACACGAATGCGATTGTGAGGGCTTTCCTGGTTCTCCAGACTACGCTCACTGATATTATAGACGAGCGGATATACTGCCCTCGTCTACCGGAGAATGCAACGCTACCGGCTCTAGGATACTTCGTTAGAGGTGGCACTTCCACTCCCTATATTCCTGGAATGGTTAGCCCTAGCGTGCAGTTTGACTGTTGGGCCGACAGCCCGTCAGCTGCCAGGGAAGTTTATAGGGCACTGTACGACGTGCTCCAGGGCGTCCAGAATCAGGATGTCGTGGTAGATGGCGACACTTATAGCATCCTTAGCGCCATAGAGGATATGCACGGTCTCGATTTGCAAGATTTAGACATACCCACCTACTACCGGGTATTAACGTCGTTCAGCATTATGATAAGGGCAGAATTATAAGGAGGTGAGATGGCGAATGTAATAGCTAATGTATTAACCGGCGTGGCGGTTCTATCGTACCGGAAGATTAGGCCGGCGGGTGAGCCCGATGTGGACGCCGCCCTGGTGGAAGTGGGTTACACTGAGGATGGGGTGACTATCGAGTATAGCGTTGACGCCGTCGATGTGGAAGTAGAGGAAGAGACGTTTCCCATTAAGCGAGTCATCACCAAAGAGACCGTCTCGATAACCTGCAATTTTGCCGAGTCGTCCCTGATAAATATAGCCCGGGGAGTGGCAGGGGCTAAACTCGACGATGAAGGCACGCCGACTATATTGACACTGGGCGGCGGGTCTATAGCAGATGAGGAGTTTACATCGGTCCACGATACCCCCGTCAACCTGGCTCACTCAATGATTACTACTGATTCCGAGAACGTAGAGCCTGACGGCGGTGGCGTAGCTTATACCAAGGGGACCGATTACACGATGGACTACAGGGACGGCAATATCACGGTGTTGTCAACAGGCACTATGGCTAATACCACAGTTTTCGACATCGACTATCGCTACAGCACCTCCGGCAATATAGTCCAGCTCCAAATAGATGGCACGGCCCCACCCATAGGCGTTGACAGTTACACTAGATGCATTGCAGTCCCAGAGGCTACGGCAACGGGCACGGTAGGAATGCCGTACAAGAAGGGTGCGGTAACGATAGTTCCCGTGACCTTCCAGGCGATCCGGAAGGCGGCAACAGATGTCTGCACTGTAACAGACACAGTAGTATAGGAGGTATGATATGGCAAACACAATCGGAAACGTGCTAGTGGGGGTAGCTGATATATTCATAGGCGTGGCAGGTGCGGCTGCGGCTACAGATATAGGCTACACGGAGGACGGCGTAACGCTCGAATACGGGGTTGATGTCGCCGACATTGAGGTCGAGGAAGAGACCTTCCCGATCAACAGGGTCATCACGAAGGAAACGCTTACGGTCACCTGCAACTGCGCCGAGTCATCCATCGCGAACATCGGCTATGCGATAGCTGGTGCTGATGGAGCCGTGACTCCGGTCATAATCGGGAAGGTTGCTGGTGGTGGCGTACTCCGGACCTGTTCGCTGAAACTGGTGGGAACGAACCCTGCGGGCTTCGCCCGCACCGTCGTGATTGCGTATGCTCACCCCACCGGGACAGTAGGGATGAGTTACAAGAAGGGCGAGAAGACCATCGTGCCCATGAGCTTCGTTGCTTACAAGGGCGACATCGCGGTAGACGTTTGCACCATAACTGACGCGGCTGCATAAGGAGGCTTTGTGATCGAAAGGAGTGAGGAGCAGAAACTATACCAGGACGGAATCAAGGTAACTCTGGGAGGTGTAGAATATGAGGTCCGACCCCTCAAACTCCGGGCCGAGAGGGAATGGCGGCAACAGCTAAGCAACCTTATGGGGGCGTTGCCCAAGTTGGCCAAGGTCACAACAGACGACCCTGAAGCCTTTACCGGTGCCATCGACACGTTGATGATAGGTATGCCAGATCAGATAGTCGACTTGTTTTTCGCCTACGCAAAGGACCTCGACAGGGCGGCGATTGAGGAAGAGGCCACCAGCGCAGAGATAGCTGAGGGCTTCAAGCGCCTGGTGACGCTGACGTTCCCTTTATCGCAGGCGCTCACGGAGGCGATGATGAGA